TGAGACAATAACTAATGTTTATTAAATTGATATTCGCTGTACGGATTATATTAGACATTGTTCTTCCTATATTTATAATAATAGAATTATATCATAAAATCAGTACTAAAGATTAAGTGTTCTAGTATTCTTATTATTTTTTGCGTTTTTTAATATTCTGATATCAGCGGTATCCTCTATTATTGAAGTTATTTCCTCATCACTAACCGACAAAGTCTCTATATTATTCTGTTCTTGATCAAAAGAAATTTTACTATGAACATTATTTATGATACTGTCAATATCTCTTCGGGGTTTGTTGTATTTGCGAACAGACGCTTCAGAAGCCTCATCTTCGTCTCTATACATCTTTGGTCTTGATGGACCCCCTCCTAGATTATTAAACATATTACTAACCATTCCAAAAAGCCCAGAATTCATTCCATTATCTTGTGGATTACTTCTCTGTTGGGTATTTGTATTACCTGTAATATATTGTTTTGTCGCCGCCTGCTGAAATTGTTTCATTAGTTCAGGATTTGATCTAAGAACATTTTCTACATCGGGAAGTGGTGTTTCTTTAAACATTCTACTTGTAAGATGGAACATGAACGCACTTCCTGATAGTGAAATGAAAAGGCGAAGTTCTGGTGACATTTTTTTACCAGTAGACTTATATTTCAAATGAAGTTCTTCAAAAATATCGTCATAATCTAAGATATTATCATGGACTTGTTCAGACCATCCATCAAGTCTAATGGAAAATGGGTCATATCTGGTATTAAGGTACTCTGATCCAGTGACGAATGCCATCATCATTTTCCGTTGAAATCTGATGCTCGCATCTATCTCCTTTTCTTTTATCAATTTGTTATACTCTGATCTCATTTCATCAATATCAGTTTCCATATTAAACTTAAAAGGGAGTTTATACCCTTTGGATTCAAGGCGATCCATCTGATAAAGAAGATCTCGTTTTTCATTGAGTTCGCTCATGACTGATTTTTTCTTGTCTTTTTGATAAGTCTCGTATTTATCATAAGCTTCTTCATCATCTTCTTGGCTTTCTTCTTCATTATCTATTTCGCTATCTACTTCTTCATCATCGTCATCATCGTCATCATATTGTCTTTTATCATCTCTATTATTGTCCTCTTGTGTAGAAGTAGTTGTCCCTGATCTAGATGAACCAGAAGATGAACAACTGGAAGATGCGGAAGACATAGACAAAACTTCATTGCTGATTTTTTTCTTGTTAAAGAGAGCATCTTTATTGTTGAATTTAGTTTGTGAATTGAATTTTGAAGGGGCTTTAAAACTAAATGGTGATTTGTTGAATTGGGACATTTATACTATAGCTTATTTATTTTAATACTTTTATATAATTATCATCTTAACAAACGCGAGAATATCTTCTTTGATTAGAAGTATGATTGGATTTGTTACAGAGGTTCTCTTATTTGTCATATATGACCCTATTTTTAGTAAATGTTGTTTCTGGTGTCCTTACCATCAAGGAGAAAAAGAAGAAGAATCATTGGATTATCAAAGATATTATTAGCGAACAGGCATATCGTTAAATCCGAGATAAGCTGATAGTGCAGATTTAATCCCAAAGATCCTGTGGAATATTACTCCTATGCCAAGAAACATGATGAAAATAAATATAGCAGATATGAAATATTGAGGATAAGTCCTTTTCTCTTTATTCTGCATTTCAAGTGGATATACCCAAAGAATAGCATGTATAATCAATGAAATCACGAAAGTTCCAACAAGGTCAAATATTGCCATGTTAAGGAATTTTGGTTCCCTTAGTTTTTCAATTGAAACCATAAATGTAACAGTTGTATATACATAGTAAATAAATTTAATTGAATTTTTTCGTGATAGTGAGTAAAAATGATGTAATATAATATATATATGAAAATGAATGATAGAGTATAATCAATTCAAAAAGATGAAATTAGAGTATTACCGTAAGAAATACTCTAAATATATACCTTTCAAACGAATACTAAGAAAAATTGATAAAAACTGGCAGATTTATCAATATGACAATTCTGTTGTATCGGTTTCAGATAAAAAGAAAAATCATAACAAAAGTGTGTCATGGAAACACACTATAGATGTTGTGAAGTTTTACAATCGCGATATATAAAGATAGATAATATATAGTAAGTCATACTATGACAATCGGAATATCTGTGCTTATGCCATTATACAATGGGATAGAATTCTTAGAAGAATCGCTTCACTCTGTCATTCTCCAGACACATAAAAAATGGGAAGTAATTATTGGAATTAATGGACATAAAGAGGGTTCAGATATAGAACAAAAAGCGAAACAAATTGTCAATATGTATAATATGGATAATGAACACGATATCAGAGTAATTTACTATGAGACAAAAGGAAAACCTTTCACTTTGAACAAAATGATAGATGATATCAAATATGATTATGTCGCGTTACTTGACGTAGATGACGCATGGTATCCACTTAAATTAGAAAAACAAATTCCTTTTTTGTCCAGATATGATGTTGTTGGTACACAATGTCAATATTTTGGCAATATGATCGGGTGTCCTTCTATTCCATTTGGTGATATCACGGAATTTGATTTTTTTACATTGAATCCTGTCGTCAATTCCAGTGTTATTATTCATAAGGAAAATGCATATTGGAATGATGTATTTGCTGTAGATGATTATGATATGTGGTTTAGACTAAAGCACGAGGGAAAAACATTTTACAACATATCTGATGTACTTTGTAAACACAGAGTATACCCACAAAGTTCTTTTAATGCGGTAGCGGGTGATTTTGTAGGGAATGTTAGAGCAAAATGGCGGATGATTTATGACGACAAGGGTCTATTGCCAAAATAATATAACATATAAAACCATGGATTAATAGGAGAATCTTTTGGTCTCACGAGCTCAATGAGTTCATCGCGGTATTTCAAGTAAATACAGGCCATAATAGATTGATCTTTGCCTGCGAAATAATCTTTTTTCATGAAATCTTCAAGAGTTTCATAATATATTCTTGACCATTTTTGTAATACATCCTTATGACCCAGAATGAATCCCCCTCCTATGCGCGCGGTTGGTATATATCTGAATATTTGACAAACATCGTTATTTTTTAACTCTTGTTCTGTGAATTCGTCAATATTTAGAAGATATACCTTGTCTGTTTTTATTGTTTTCAAGATTTCTTCATTGGGAAATTTATTGATATAAGATAGTTGTGATTCTTCTCTTACCATACCAATATCAGTCCAACAAAAAAATTCCGAATTATATACATTCATATCAATAGCTTTTTTCAAAAACGTGGACTTTTCCGCCCATATCATATATAAATATGGATGATGGTGATATCGTTCGTGGTCGCGTTTATGGTCTTTGATCCAATACTCTAAAAACTTATAGGTATAAAATGATTGAAGTGATTGAATGACAAATTTTGTTTTGTCAAGATAATTCTTGCGATATTCTTGTAATACAGGAAGGGAACTTTCATCGGTAAATATTATCATATTAGCGTCAGTATTTTTAAGATATAGACGACACCATACTGAATAATGCATTGAACTATATTTTTTATGAGGTAGTTCATAATAAGCGGTAACTATTGTAATAGACATTTTACTATTAGATATTTGGCAAATCTTTATATAACAGAAATAAACAAAAAGTGCATAAAGCTCTTTAAGTTTATTTTTTATCAAACACATGTTTACAGCTCGATGATGTATTCAATGAGCTCTTCTCTGTTTTTGTGATATAGTAGAGAGTAGTGGTCGATACTATCGTCTTTGTTGATCAAGATTGTTTCCAGTTCTCCTCCGGTATCAAGAGAATGAGCGATCGACAATTTTACACCAGACTCCATAACGATTCTGAAAGAAGTCATGAACACATTTGTAGGAACGGTGATGTATTTGTGATTTGTCTTATCACAGTTGTCATTCAAATACTGATATGTTTCGCAAATGGCTTTGTTACAAGCGAAGATGTTGTTCATCGTATATTACGTTGTGAATAATTATGTGTTTTTCTCAATCATTTTTTTTACAATAATGAAAGAATTACGACAAATTAATATAAATCAAGTATGAACATTGAAGACATGTATGTACTCTTATATTTGTATTTGAAACTAAACTACTCTATATAAAGATTTATCATATATCTTATAAGCGCGTGATGTATAATAACAATAGTATAGTAAGCTGTTATATTGGTAAAGATATTGGTAATCAACTATTTAGAATAGCGACAGTGATAGATTATGGTAATAAATATAATAAGACTGTATTATTTCAAAGTGATAATGAAGATGTAAAAACCCTTTGGAATAAGTTCTTTTGCGAAAATATCAATATAATTAACATTCTAGATATGGTACCGATTGAATTTGAATGCTTTACAGAGTTGAAGAGAGATGTATATGAAGAAATTCCTGAATTTGTCAATAATGTAATGTTGATTGGTAAATTCCAATCATATCAATATATGTCTCCTAAGACACGATTGAAAATGAGAGAGTTAGTATATAGTAATGAAACATATATGTACGAAGCATATAAAGCATATAATAAAATCAAGGATAATTTTGGTGATGATTTTGATGATAACTTTGTGGCAGTGTATGTAAAGAAGGATAGTGAATTACAAGAAGATTATTACGAAGATGCTTATAAAAAGATATGTTATTTGGAAAATGATAGGAAACATGTTGTAGTTTTCTCTGATGATATTGAATGGTGTAAGAAAACTTTCAGATTAGCAGAAGATCAGTATTTTGCTGGTTTTGAGAATAAATGTGTTGAACTAATTGTAATGAGTATGTTTTATCACAATATATTGTCTAATTCAACATATGCGTGGTGGGGTGCATATTTGAGCAATCATAATGAGAAGGTTGTAGTAGTCCCAAAACAATGGAAGAGTAATAATTATACGATGGATGGAATGATATTTCACGGATGGAACGTGGTTTAAGAAAAAAATGATAAAGTGTTGAGAAGAATATATTATCTATTATAATGGACAGATTTGAAAAACTAGAATCAAAGGAAAGGCGTTCTACTAAGGCGCTGAAGAAAAAGAAGACTTACGAATTGAACGGTAAGATGTCTGTAAAACATTTGAGATTGCAGGAGAAAAATACTAAAACCGCTATGTAATGTATGTGTGAATAAATTTTATCGTTTCTTTTTTTTGTCATTATCAGTGATACCGAAAACATGTGATACAATGTTTGTAAAATATGTCATAAATCCTTTGTCTTGTGTATTTTTTTTATTTCTGACAGAAGATTTATTTGCCTTTATATTTTTTGTTTTATTTATTTTTCCACCCGACATTTTGAGTGATGAAGGACTGGTTGATGATTTCATGGAAGATATTGTTCTTAATTCTTTATCTGATATTAAATACCCATATTCGTCAAAATAATGATTACTGATGAATAAAATGACAGTTTTACAGAAGTTATCAAATTCTTCTGTTTTTGGATTTGAAAATACTGTGATATGATGTAATGCTTCTTTTAACAGATCACGATGTGTTTGCATTTTTGGTTTTGAAAAGACATACTTTGATAAACTTCTTTTGTTTTTTGAAAAACTACTTTTGTTTTGTGATAAACTCATATCTTTATTTTTTGATAAACTCATATCTTTATTTTTTGATAAACTACTTTTGTTTTGTGATAAACTCATATCTTTATTTTTAAAAAAAATATCATTTATAGACATATGTGCTGGCTCTCTGCCTCCTGTTGTACTCATCGTTCTACTGTCAATATTAAAGTTATGTATAAGACCAGGTATTCCTGAATCATTAAGTTTAGATAAAAGCTTTAATATTGAACGATGTTGTTGTTGTATGTCATTTGATTTTATAAATTTTATAACAACATTTAATTCTTGTGTTGGTCTAACACTTGTATTTACTAAGTAAATAGCCGATTTATGAAAATTATTTGATATTTGCATATTATTCCATCTTGTCAAAATATTAATTAATAGATTTAATTCTATATTAGATGTTGTAATAGGCTCATTTACATAAATATTAATCAATTCGTTAATTATTTCATTAAAAATAATGTTTTCATCTCCTTCATTGACCGCTGATACAAATGCCTCGACTGAATCATATGAATGTACATCATGTTCTTGAAATGCTTGTAAAACTTTAAATATGTAGTCTAAATATTTTACAGATATTAAATTTGTATTATCAAAGTTGGCTGTATTGACAAATAATGAATTTTTATAGGTAAAATGATTTGACACATTATTGGTTATGGTGTTTAATTCTTGTAAATACGTATTATCACCATTAGCACTACGAATTATGTTGTTAAATTGGGTTTCAAAGTTCTGAATCAAATTCTCAATATATTCAATATTTTGATAATCAAGAAGACATATGTGTATGATTTTATTTACGTATGTAGCTAACATGAATAAATATGTCGTCATATATTCATAGCTAACTGTGACATCTAATTGTAACCGACGTGTATTGGATTGTCCGATTGGTAGTATGTTAAGATTTTTTACTAAATACTTTAATTTATTTTCAAATCTGTCTAATTTACTTTTAACATTATTTCTATCAGTTTCATTTATATATTTTTGATTAAATCTTTCTTTAAAGTTTGACAAGAATTCGCGATATCTCGAAAGATTTTCAATTTGTTTTCCATGTGCTCTTTTATAGTAATCTATGTTATCAAATACATCTTGAATTTTTGTCTTGTCAAAGTTATAAAAGCATATTTTCTTTCCACTCCCTAAATATGTAGCTGTTTTAATGGACGGGACATCTATTTGAAAGGCATAGGCAATGGCTAATCTATCATTTGATATAAAAACAGATTGAAGGTTTTTTGCTGTCTTAACTTGTAATTGATCTCCTGCTCTTTTCAAATCAAGAAGTATGTTTGTCATTGTATCATGATTGGCAGCAGAGCGAACAATTGATTCTTCATGATCTTCAGTTGGATTTTCATCTTTGTTTATATTGTATATTTTCTTATAATCAATTTTGTATGTGTTTTCAAGATGTTGTAATAATTCAATTATTGGAATAATAATTGAATCTTCATCTTCATCGCGACCTCTTTTACCTCCGCCTGTTTTTTGTTTTTTTGCCAATCTTTTGTTTGTAAAGTGTTCAATTATTCTTTTGAATAGTGTCAAAAATCTTCCAGCACCCGACGACTGTGATTCTAAAAAAACATTTTTATAAATAGACGTTTCTTCATGTATGTCTCTGTGATAAGGCGGAA